AAAATTTGCTTTACTTGTAAAGCAAGGTATACCTAAAAAAGTTAATTCAAAAATAGATGTACTATTATCTAACACAGCACAATATATTTTATCTGATAAATTTTTTAAAGATAATTTATCCCAACCAGGTTCTAAATTATTATAAGTTGTTTCATATTTTGAAAAATCTATTTTTGTATGTGGATGAGGTTTAACTATTATTTTTCTATCAGTATATTTTCTAATCTCATTATAAGCTTCTTCTACAAATTGATCTATTGGTTTTGTAGCAGTAGGATCGTTTTCTAATCCTAGACATATTAATATATAACCATCTTTATTATTTTTCCATTGATGATTGTAAAATTGATTACTTAATTGATCTTTATAATCAGGATTATTGATTAAGTATTTTTTTAATCTATCTCTTGTAGGATTAGCAAATGTAGCTTTGCCGTATGTCCAATGTTGTAGTCCCATTCTATAATAAAAAGGAGTTTCATCTTTCCAATAAGTTGTTCCTGTAATGGCTGATCTAACTCTACATAGTGTACCTGTTTCAAATACTATTATTTTTTTATTAATAGATTTACAATAATTCGATATAAAAGAATTGATAGTTTCTAACCACGCTTGTCGTAAATTTTTAGTGTCTGGCTGCCATTGTCTATTAGGATGATTACTACCGAAAGTTCCAAAAAATAAAACTACATCACAATTATTAATATAATACAAATCTGTCATATTAATAACTTTGTTGTCATTATATTGTATAGGAATATCATAATTAGAAAAACCATTTTTTTCAGTTAAATAATGTTTTATTTTTAAAATTGAATTAGATTGTCCTAATGTAACTGTTCTTATCATTTATACTGTTCCTTGAATTGTGATAAACTTTTAGGATAATCTATTCTATTCATAAAAGTTTGTGAAACTATTTTATCTTTTTCCATCTTATCATTTACAAAATAACCTTCTATATGGGTAAAACCATTTTCTCTTGCCCAAATTACTCTTTTATTACCTGTGTGTACCATTTTTCCAGGTATATAATTTCCTTGTTCATCTTTCGGCCAATTTTTTTCGTGCTGCCAATAATGTTTATCATCTGTAACAATTATCGGCCAAATCATACCCACTTTATCAGCGCTGTCTTTGAAATTAGGATATCTTTTTTGAATCCATTTAATATGAGGAATTAACATTAACTCGTTAATGTCAAATTCAACGACTGGTATAGGTGTTTTAACTTTTTTTATTGATCTTAATACTTTCATAACCAACTTTTTGTATAAAATAACTATCAGCGATATCTGAAATAGGATTACCTACTTTATCTGTATCAAATATTTTCTTCAAGTCAATTTTTGTTTCTTTTAAAAATGCCTCGTACATCATATCTTTATCGGCATTACCTTTACCAGTAGCACCTTTTTTTACTACACTTGGAACAACTGTATCATATGATATATTTAATTGTTGTAATCTGTACTTTAGAATACCACAGTTTTCTGCTATTTGAAATATAGCTTGTCCTTTTGAACCAAAAGAATATCCTTCGATAAAAACTTTTAAGTTTTTTAAATCGTAACTTAATCTATTAAATGTGTTGATTGCCCAATCTGATATTTGACTAAATCTTTTTATGGGTGTGTCGTATTCTTGGTGTTCATAACCAATAATATTCTTTGCCATTTGACCAATGTATTTTTTCTTATTTGTCAAATAATAAAACATATATTCACCTTCATTATTAATACAAACGGCAGGACTTGTTAAACTATAATCAATTCCAACTATCGTCTTCGTTTTCTGGTTGTTCGTTTGACCAAACTTCTTCATCTTCTAGTTCCTCTACTTCGTGTCCACAAAAAGGACAAGTTAAAGGTTCTAAATCCTGTATCTCTATATTCCATTCTACAGTATATTTAGTTTCACAACTAGAACAAGTTTTTTTTCTTTTCTCTATCATTATAGTTAAATCGTCCCTTCTTTCGACTGTGTTGTTTCTATACAGTCAATCTTTACATCAACTATTCCTAATTCAAGGTATTTTAAAGACGATTTTAACATTTTATTTCTTTTATCTTTAGCAGCACTAACACATTCTTTTACTGTCTTAAATTCTATTCTTGGATTTTCTTCAAATGGTGTAGTAAAAGGATATCCTCCTAAATCAACCTGAAGTAAAAAAATAGACATTATAAAAACTTTCATATTTCCTTTATAGTTTAAATTTCTTAAACTGATCTTTTTTAACGTCTTGTTTAATACCACCAATGACGTATGATTCAATTTCTGTTTCTTGTGGAGCATTCTGTGTTGATCTACTATTTAACCAATGATCTACCCAAGGTAACGGATTAGTCTTTTGATCGTACACAGGATTTAATTGTATTGCTTTCATTCTTCGATTTGCCATATACTCTACAAATTGATGTAATAGTTTTTCTGATAATCCTATCATAGAACCTTTACTAAAAAGATATGTTGCCCATCTCTTTTCTTCACCAACTGCTTCTTCATACATTTTATAAACATCTTTTTCGCAGTCTTTAATTACTTTTAACATCTCTTTATCATTTTCGTGGTCTTTCCAGTTATTAATAATTCTTTGTGACATCGCCAAGTGTTGACTTTCATCTCTAGCAATAAAAGATATAATCTTTGCTGAACCTTCTAGTTTCTTTAATTCACCAAACGCAAATGAACAAGCAAATGAAACATAAAATCTTAAACCTTCAAGTATATTTACTGTTACCATCGCTAGATATAATTTCTTTTTCAATTCATACATATCAACTTTATCTGGTGTAAGTGTCCATTGATAACCCATAGCAATTAAATCATCATAGGTTTTTGTAACACTAGCAGCTCTTTTCTCAATCTTTTCATCTTGTATAATTGTATCAAAGATTTCACTAGGATTTGAATATAAGTTTTTAATAATGTAAGTATAACTTCTACTATGGATTGTTTCAATAAAATCCCAAGTAACAATACAGCCTTCTAATTCTGGTAGTGAACAAAAAGGTAAGAAAGCCAAACAAGGACCACGACCTTGTACACTATCTAACATTGTTTGATATTTTAGATTAGATGTAAAGATAAACTTTTGTTCATCTCTTAATTCAAGGTAATCGTTTCTATCTTTTTGTAACGATACTTCTTCAGGCCTCCAAAAGTAACCTAATTGTTGTTGATTCAACTTATCAAAGATAGGATATTTCATATTATCATATCTTTGTACTGCTAAATCTGGACCAAAAAACATTAACTGTTTTGTGGAATCCAAATTCTTATCTTTGTTGAACACACTTTTTGCCATTACTTTATATACTCCTTGTTTAGTCTTATTGGTTTTAGTCCTGTTTCTCTATTTAAAAATTTATAATCCATTCTAACTACATCAAAGTCTTTTTTTAACTTATCTGCTATTAGATAAGGATTAAATTCAGCACAACTATAAACATCAAGTTGCATCATAGCAGGTACAGGTTCATCCCATACGTGCATCGCTATATGACTTGTTTCTATAACTGCGACACCTGTAATACCTCTATTACCTGGCGTTTCACTATATGCCACATATGGCCCCAACATTATTTTCATATTAATTGAGGCAATAAAATCTTTTAACCATTCTGTTAATTTGTCCACTTCTTTTGGTGGGTTATTAACTTCAGCACGAATGATTAAGTGCTTGTGTATTAATAAGCTATTTTTCATCTTTTACTCCGTAGAAAAACTCCGTTTCATCTCCAAAGGTTTGTTTTACCTTATCTTCTACGGAATACTCAATAGAAGAAACTTTAAAGTCTGGAAACTTTAAAGTCTTCGGTGTATATGATTTATCCAAAATCAAAACACGATTGTTGGGTTGAGCAGCAAAATAACCGTTGTTTAGTTTTAATACATTAAACGATTTATGTTGCGTTGGCACTTCACTAAAGGTAGTATTTAGTCTATTTGAGTCTGGATTACAGCTGTCAATTGTAAACAAATATATACCCTCGTGCCATTTTCTACTAGGAGCAAAATACTTCGCTCTTTGTCCTTTTAATAATCTTTTTTCTATAACTGTAATATCATAACTAAAACAGTCCCATAGTTCTAATTCTTCTAAAGGTAAATCACCTTCATAGTCTTTTTTCCATACAAATGCTGATAAAGGCAACTTATCATATACAGCACCGTATTCTGGTAGATATGTTTCAAAATACAACGCTCTACCTTGTATAGACTTAACTGTGACCCATACACCCTCTACAAGTTCGCTGTGACCTTTTTCGTGGTCGTATAGATACTCTTTCTTTACATAAACCTCTACGTGAGGTAAGTTAGCACACAAAAACATTTATATTGTACAAGACTCACAAGCCTCGTCCTCTACTTCTTTTGGTTTATCTTCTGGAACATTATCAACAAAACCAACAGGATGTGCTGGTTCATCAATGTCTTTTTTAGCGTCATAAGTATTTTGATAATAAGATGTTTTCCAACCGTACTTGTAAGTCGTTAATAAGTCTTCAGCCATAACAGATACAGGTACTTGTCCATCTTCAAAATGTTCAGGATTATATGACCAATTACCTGAAATAGCTTGGTCAAAATACTTTTGCATTACAGATACTATGTTTATATATCCTTCCATAGACTTCATATCCCATAGTAAAGTATAATTATTTTTTAATTTTTTATATTCTGGTACAACTTGTTTTAAAGTACCTTTTTTAGATTTCTTAACACTTAAATAATCTCTAGGTGGTTCTATGCCGTTTGTAGCATTAGAGACCACACTAGAGGATTCAGATGGCATTTGAGCCGAGAGTGTGCTATGTCTTAATCCGTGCTCTTTAATTTCTTTCCTTAACCACTCCCAATCATATGTATATGTACGATTGTTTACAAGTTCATCTACATCTTTTTTGTAAGTGTCTATAGGTAAGATACCATCAGAATATTTGGTTCTATCAAAGTATTCACATTTGCCTTTTTCTTTGGCAACTTGATTACTTGCCTTTAATAGATAATATTGGAATGCTTCTGTTAATTTATCAACTTGTCTCCACGCAAGTTTCTGGTCGTATTTGTAACCTTTTTTAGCAAGATAGTGAGCAAGACCAATATAACCAATACCTAATGATCTTCTTGCCTTTGTGGATATTTCAGCTGCTTTAACTGGATAACCTTGATGATCTATAATTTCATCTAAGGATCTTACTGATAAATCACATAAAGATTCTAGTTCATCTCTTTTGTTTATTAACCCTACGTTGATTGCTGATAAAATACATAAAGCAATTTCACCATCTCCATCAATATGATCTATAGGGTCTGTAGGTAATGTAATCTCCTGACATAAGTTTGACATATAAACTCTATCTTTGAATGATGAGTGAGTGTTACAATGATCTATATTCATAATATAGATACGACCTGTTTCTGCTCTTTCTTTTAGTATATTAAAAAACAATTCTTGTGCGTTTACTTTCTTTTTCTTTATAGATATTTTTCTTTCTGCTGTTTTATATAATTCATCAAACTCTGGTGTACCCCAAGCTTCATATAGTTCAGGTACTTCGTGTGGTGAAAATAAAGTTATTTCTTCTTCGTTGATAAATCTTTCATAAAACAATTTAGATATTTGAATAGAGTAATCTAATTTTCTAACTCTATTGTCTTCACTACCTTTATTGTTTTTAAGAACAATAATATCTTCTATCTCTTGGTGCCAAATTGGGAAGTGAACAGTTGCCGAACCTCCTCTAACTCCGTTTTGAGTACAGCATTTGACCGTTGCCTCAAACTTTTTAAGAAATGGTATAACTCCAGTATGTTGTACTTCTCCGCCTCGTATTCTGCTATTGATTCCTCGTATTCGACCTGCGTTGATACCGATACCAGCTCTTTGTGCCACATAACGCCCAATAGCCATATCACTGGAGAAAATACTAGGTAAGGTATCGTCAACATCAACAAGTACACAACTAGCATACTGCTTAAGAGGAGTACGGACACCAGCCATAACAGGCGTTGGAATATTAATTTTGAATTGTGAAATAGCATCATAATATTTTTTAACATAACTCATCCTTTTACTTTTTGGATAATTGGCAAATACAGTAGCAGAAATCATCATATACATAAACTGTGGTGTTTCAAAAACATCACCTGTACTTCTATCTTGTACCAAATATTTGTCAATTACTTGTCTTAAACCGGCATATGTAAATGTATAATCTCTTTCGTGGTTTAGCCAGTTTTCCATTCTATCAAAATCTTTTTTCTCATAATTGTCTAAAATAATTTTATCATATAGTTTTTTTTCAACACATTTTTTTACGTGACTATAAAAATGCGGATGATCCCATAAACGACCGATAACTTGTTTTCTTAATGAATATAAAAGTAATCTTGCCGCTACATATTGATAGTTTGGATTTTCTAATGAAATTAAATCTGAAGCAGACTTAATTAAAATTTGTTGTATTTCATCTGTGGATATTCCATCATAAAATTGTAGACCACTATTCATCTCAACTTGTGATGAAGAAACACCTGATATATCTTCACAAGCATATTCAACCATCTCGTGGATTTTTTCAATATTTAAAGGTTCTTTTCCTCTTTGTCCTCTTTTATTTACGTGTATTGTTTCATTTTGTACCATATGTCTCCCTTTAAACTTTTTTCCAATAACTTAATTTTGTCAAAGCACTTAATTTTGAATAAGTGTTATTACTTATAATTTTTGAAATTTCTTCTTTTGAAATACCAGAAATAATCATATCATTTACATCTTTTAGTTGAATATCATCTGACCATATTACAATATTATAATCTTGTTCAATCACATCATACATTCTTTTTATAATCTCTCTATTTCTTGGTTCGTTATCAAATATATATGTTACTTGATCGTTAGGAATTTTATTTTTTAAAATTAAATCTGCCCCAGCAGCAGCAAGACAGTTATCAATAAATAAACTATCAATCGGACCTTCAACGATATAAACTGGTTGTTGAAAATTGACTCTTTCAAGTCCAAAAACTTTTTGTTTGTTTTCATCTATTTTTACCGTTATATATTTTGGTTGTTCTTTTCCAAAAGCACGACCTTGAAAAGCAAAAAACTTTCCAGTCGTATCATAAAAAGGTATAATTAAACGTGGATGATCTTTAATAACTTTGTAAGTATTAGGTTTTACTTTGTTTACTAAAGTCATAAACTTATCAGACAAGTATAATATATCAAAATACTTTTCAGGTATTTTTCTATTCACACAATATAATCTAGCAGGATGATCTTCAGATAAGTCTTTGATAGACTTTAGATCATCAAGTATAGTTTGATCTTTAAACTCTATAGGTTTAAAATCAAACTTTGGTTTTGGCGTCGCTGGAGCCGAGTTTTTATATCTCTCTAACAAGTATTGAGAATACATTTGAGGATCAATAAACTTGATAAAATTAGCCAAGTTTTGACCTTCACCACAATTGTGACATTTGAAGAACATATCATTTTTAACTCTATAAAAATATGCTCTTGCTTTTAATTTTGATTTTTTAGAATCACCACAATGGGGACATCTAAAGTTAAATAGATAGTCATTTTTTTGTTTAAACTGACTTAATCTATTTGATAAATTATTAATAAATTTTAGATCAATATAACTCGACATAACACAAAGACTAATATACTATATATATGCCGAAAAGTCAAGTCTAATTTGACATCATATTCATAATATGTAAGAAATTTTTAGATAATACCCAACCAATAACTATAGATCCCCCTATAATTAACCATCTCCATTTCTCTAACACACCAACTCTACCACTTATATCATTTCTTAATGATTTAATTTCAACCAGAAGTCGTTTTTCTGTCTGATTTATTTCTCTTTGTAGGTCTCTATAAACATTATCAATTTCATCTGCTCTATCTTTTAACTTGGTAAAGATAACATCATCTATTTGTTCTTGT